ATCATGTGATCGGCACCGAAGTGCATGTGCTTCAGTGACATCTCGCCGACGATGAAGTGCTTGTCGCTGTCGCCGTTCTTCGCAAGTAGTGTGCGAGAGAATGGACGGAGCGTACAAGAACGCCACATCGTTGGGTCGATCAAGAAGGCGTGTGTCGTCAACTGATGACGGTTCAATACGACCTTGTATTCTCCGTATGGAGACACATAGAGATCAATCACGTTGACCAAAGACTTGGTCGACGCAAACTCACGGTTACGACCAGAGGCTGCTGCGAAGTTTGCAACAATCTGGCTATCCGCTGGCTTGATCATAAACACTGTCGGATCTGACCCTGCATTATACGCCGCTTGACCAGCAGTCAGAAGCTTGGCTTCTGTCAGTGCATCCGTAGCATTGGAACCAGCGTCCGTTGAGTTGGTGATCTGCTGAGTTGCAGATGCCATCTCACGGGCGACAGAGCTTGACCCTGTCACAGCCGCATTGTCCACACCAACGTATGCTCTTTCTAGGTCTCTCTTAATTTCCTTAAGAGCCTTTCCAAGCTGATACGCAGTCTCCTTCGCTCTACCATAGGTTGCAATGGCGTCTGCTGTTGCAGAAACTTGAAACGCTTTGGTCAAGATCTGGGTGTTGTTAGTGCGTTCAACAGCGTCTGTCAGTGTCGCCATTGATGCATCGGCCCCTTCGACTGCCGCATTGTTTGCAGCAGCGGCAAGTGAGTCCTCTAACCATGAGAATGTCCGTGCAGACACTTTCTCGTTGCGGATCATGCTGAAAAATGGCGTGTCCGTGGGTGTGATGTCGGTGATTATATCACTGACGTCTTCTTTTTTACCTACCTGATCGTAGGTGGTATAAGTAGCCATAGTAATGGCCTCCTGATGTCTTGGGGTGGGTTATTGCTCCCAGCGCGACATCAAGGCATCTGCTATGTCATCCAAGTCACCAGAGATCGATGGATTTGACCTAAGTTTCTGTGATGCCTTTCTTTGGCGTTGCACTCTTAGGTCGGCATCGGTTGCCGGTGCTTTTCTAGACCGAAGGACTTTCTTACCCGCCGACTTATTGACACGAACGGCTTTAGACTTCTTCTGATCAGCGGCTGCTTTGCCCATGTCGTAAAGTCTCGCTTTGTTTAGTATCATGATGACGTTGGGGTCGACGTACTGGTCGACTTGGTCCTGTGGTAACCCTACAGAGACTGCATATGAGCGAATGTCGTTGTATAGATCATTGCCCCAGTCCGGTAGGTTGTCCTGTAAAACTCTGACGCATTCTTGAGCAGCAGCCTGATGCTGTTTGTTGTAATCAGCCTGTGCTTGTTTGAAGAAAGCGTCACTTTCCTGTCGAAGGAACCTAAGGTCACTCTCGGCGTCTTGAGCCTCTTTACGCAGTTGAGCAAAATCATCCGCATCCATCTGACGACTTGCGACTAGCATGTCGACTTCTGCATACGGTTTAAACCTTGCTTCTGCTCGCTCGATCAGCTTCTGATATGACATCGAGGTCTTCTGGATGATGTCTTCTGCCTCTTTGCGCTTGGCAGCGGTTTCTTGAGACTTACGTGTCAGACTAGCTTCTTGTCCGTAGAGCCTTTTAAGTTCCTTAATGGATGCCTGTTTGATCTCGCCGTTGACAGGTATTTCAACCAAAGTCTCATCAGTAAGTTCTTCGAACTCTTCTTCTGAGGCTTCTTCGGTCTCATCCTCGGCGGTCTCTTCTTCGTCAGGGTCCTCAAGGTTCTCTTCAGTGTCCTCTTCGGCTAAGTCAGTCTCGTCTTCTTCGTAATCCTCAAAGGCATCTGTCTCGTTGATGTCGTCCTCTGAGGTCGCCTCTTCGTCCTCGCGGTCGGGTAGACTTTCGTCGTCCGACCAGCGGCCCAAGATGGCATCTGCCGCATCATCGACATCGTCGAAGGTGGCACGTTGAGGTTGATCTTGTTGGTCGTTTCTCATGATGGACCTATTCTTCCTCTTGGCTGCTGTCGCCTGCTTGTTCGCTCTCCATGATTTGGTCCCTGACAGCTACTTGCTGGTTCAAGGTGTTAACCACGTCGACAAGTGCGCGATAATGGTTGTAAGTACGCTCTCGGCTCTCTGCCTCGTCGGGCTTTGAGTTTACGAAAGCATTGTAGGTGCTTTCGACCAAACCGTTGATGGTCTTGGTGAAGGCTGCGTTGCTAAGTAATTCTTCTGCGTTGTCACCTAAGCTGATCAAGCGCTCCTGTTCATCGGTACGCATGTTGCTCTCCTTTTTTATGTTTGGCCTTCCGGGGCAAAACCTTGGTCTTGCTCTTGATGACGCGCTGCCGAAACTTAGGGGTCCTGAGGACCCGCGCTACAGGGTTCCGGCGGCGCATCTCATGTTAGCCCGTTGGGCTGGCAATCGCTCTCACGTCATCTGCGTTACGGGCGATCTCAAGTTCAGCGGTATCAACCATCCGCTTGTGCTCAAGCTGGGCCTCTTTGAGGTCCATGTTGTCACTTTGGATGGCGAAGCTGCGCTGCGCTTTCATTTGCTCAAGCTCAAGTTTCAACTGAGCAATCTGAGCGTCTGTCTGTGCCTTCAATTCAGCGACAGCAGTTTGTCGCTCTTGGATCTCAAGCTGCTTCTGGGCCATCTGCATCTGCATGTCTTGTGCAGGGTCCTGCTGAGGTGGCTGAGGCTGAGACAGGAAGTCGTTTACGTTCTTAATTCCGTTATTCTCTAGAACGGTGGACATAAGCCTATAGGCATTCTCAGGCGTATACATCTGACTGAGGATAGGGTCCTGAGCCATCAGGCCGTGTATCGCCAGATACTTCTGGGCCTCTTGTTCTTGCTCTCCGTAGCCCAAATGCATGTCGACCTGTACGTCACGCTTGTCGGCCCATGATGCTGGGTTGACAGGGACGAAGCCACCGGCAAGCTCGACGATCTTCTGCTCGTCTTCGTTTTCAACGACAAGCTGGTAGATCATCTGATAGAGTGGCTTAAGGAAGTTGTTTGCAAAGTTACGCGCAATGATCTTCTGGCGTTGCTGCGACATGGTCGCCAGTTGTTCGACCATAGCAGCGCTGTTCTGCTTACTGATGGCATCCTTGTTGAGGCCCTGAGACAGCCTAGAGACGCCTGTGGTGTCCTCTTTGTCTTCGTCCAGCATCTGGATGGTTTGGAAGATAAACGGGTTGAGAGCCGCCTGCTGCATCGGCTGAATGGCATCAGGGCGCGTGACATTCACGATGCCGCCCACGCGGTTATCGATCAGTTCTCTTGGGTTGCTCAGGCCACCCTTGGTAACGACATAACGTGGGTTATTCGTAATCATCGCATGATCGAGGATCGACCGTGTGAGGACCGTTCTAGCGTTCTGAATGGGTATTACCTTGGCACCGAAGTTGGAACCATAGAAAGCATGTGCAATCGGGAGTGGAACGAAGGCAACGAAGGGTCGACGCTGGCAGAGTTCACACTCTAGTAGGCTGTTGCCTGCCTTAATGACTTTGTAGAGGTAGGCTTGCCCTTCGCCCTCTTTGTCTAGCATGATGTAGGCTTCGTAGACCGTCACCTGACGGACGACATCCTGATAACCTTTGGCATTAAATCCACGGTCACTGCCTATGTTCTCATGACGTGACAGGACCTCAGGATCTGTCTCTAGGTCGACATCGTCATGCTCGCCAATGTTCTCCAGAAGCTTCTCGTCGTATCCCATCTCACGAAGCTCAGAGAGTGTCTTTTTATAGCGCTGCGCACAGAATGACACCGAATCCAAAGACTTGGCTTGCGGTTCAATCAGAAACTCTTCGGGAGCGACAGCCTCGATGCAAACCTTCGACGTGTCCCTGTATATACGGATGTAGCCACTGTAGTTCCCAAGAGCATCCTCTTCGACCTCATCGATCTCGACCATCTCGTCGGCGATCATCATGTCAAACTCTTCGCCGGGTACGTTTTCTATCTGCTGCAGAACGCTGTCTGTAGACGGCTCGTAGAACACCTTGGCAATACCAGCGCGAGCCACCAGACCATCGTGGATGACCGTCTGCATGATCTCAAACAGGTTATTCTGGCGGTTTGCTACATAATCAACATATGAGGTTGCCACATCAGCCATTGGCACATCTTCGGCGTTCTGTGGGCTGAAGCGCACCGTTTTGTATCCGGTGGAGAATGTTTCCAGAAGTGCAGCCTTCATGCTCTCGACAGCATCGTAGACGTCCATAGAAACATACTTAGAGTTACCATCGTGCGCTGGGCGTGGAAGAACCGCATTGTAATGGTCAGTGACCTTGCGGCGCTCACGGCTGATCTGGCTGTCATAGTAGCCGATAGACTTGCGCACGTTGTCGTCGACAAGAGCGACGATCTGCTCGTCTGTTAGCTTAATATATTCTGCCATTTTAGACCATTTCTATGTACATATCATCAGTGCTTTCTACAGGCTCCCAAGCGCCTTCATGGACGTGGTTTGCCAAGGCGAGGCTCATGACACAGTCGTCAAAGCACCCGGCTTCTGCTTCCATCGCTCCGCTCTCTGTCACGATGTACGTCAGCATTTCTCTAATTGTTGTTTTGTCGTTTAACTGAAGTTCGCCATCCCTGACGGCTGCTCTCAGTTGGTCGATAACCAGCGGCTTAGTTTTAGCAGTTGTTGCGAAGCCCAGTTTCGTACTTTCCCGATCTGTGAGCTTATCCACTTCAGTAGTCTGGTAAAAGTTTGGATAGGCCAGATCCTTAGCCAAGCGGGTACAAGTGAGAATGCCATGTGAGTTGTTCTCCACAATTATGAAGGCTTGGTTAAAGAAGTCACCTAGGTGCCAAAGCACCGTGGCAAAGTAATCAGGGTGCACATGGCCTCTCCACGTTGCGACCTGCCTCTTCTTACTGTCCAAGACCTGAGCGACTGAATAGTCACCATTGCGCACACCCATGGCGACATCGGCACCTATGACGTACTGTTCGCCGGGGTCGTGCTGCCGGTATAACGTAAGCTCGCCCCTGACATGGTTGTTCCACTCGTCCTGCTCAAGGGCTAGACGGGACACCGGATCTGCAGCACTGCCAAGTGTTTCCTGCAATTGTTCCGGGTTGAACACGGGACGACCAGTGGTCAGGAAGGCTTCTTCTGGTTCAGAGGGGTATTCCTGTCGAAACAGATCGAGGCCGTTCTGGGCGATCTTACGGCGACGAAACATAAGCTGCTCGTCGCTTAAGCTATACTTCTCGCATAGCTCTTCTTCTTCCGGAGTACGAAGGAAGTTCTCTGGGACATTCTCAGCGTACTCCGGGTTGATGTACCAAGGTATAAACACCGGTACATATCCATTGCTACCATCTACGGCACCCTTCCAGAGGTCATAGAAGACACCAGTGACACCGTTGGCAGTGCTCTCGACAAAGATGGCAGTGCCTTTCGTATTAGGCACGGCTTGTGTCAGAGAGTTCCAGTTGTCGGCTGCAGTCGACTTAGACCAGAAGGCAAGCTCTGAGGCATGAACGTGGGTCAGCGTCTCGCCCCGACCAATGGCGTCACCACCAGCCGTAGCCACGACATAAGAGCTATCGAGGACGTCAAACGATAACTCCCGACGACTACTGTACTTGGTGTGAGGCTTCAGAAGCTCAGGACAGTTCTCGTGATAACGCTTTGTCATATCGAAAAGCGCACGGGTACTATCAGAGTGGTGCGTGATAACCATGGACTTACACGCAGCCCTCTGAGAGACGCTGAAGTATAGATAGCCGCCAACATAGGTGCTAAGGCCCTGCTGACGGGCTTTCAAGATGATAATCCTGACCTTGCCTTCAGAGGCCATCTGATCTTCGACGGCCTTCTGTAGGATCTTCTGGGCAGGGTTTAACTCAAGAGGCTTTACGTTGCCTTCTTTGGTTCTGATCTTAAGAGCAGACCGGGAGTAGAAATCGAAGTCAGTGTAAAGGCGTTTCCGGATCTTCGTTAACTTCGGGTCCATCGAATTGCTCTTCCTCGTTCTGGTGAATCTCTGCAAGAAGCAGAGACGCTAAGAACTCTTCTGCTTTGCCGACAGAAACCTCTGACTTGGCGACAGGCTTGCTCTTAGTGAAGTCCAAGATCATACGGGCGGCTGCGAGCTTCTCTCTGGCCTGCCCCGGTTCACGCATGATGATGACGGCTGTTCTGAGGGCCTCTTGGGCCAACTCATCTTCGACACCGAAGTCCTTCTTC